GTAATAAAAATATATATTAAAATTAAACAAAGATTAATGTTAGCTAGATTCGCTAGAATCACAGCTGAATTAGCTGCTCCATCACCTTCTAAACCAACAACAGGTGTAGCGTTATTCAATACAGTTAGAAGTTTACAACAGTTAGAAAAAGACAACAAAAAAATAGATCAGTATCAAGCTGCTGTTACATCTCTTCAATTGTTTCTAACTATATTTAAAGAAATGCTAACTAAAATTAGAATCAAAATTAATAGATTACAATTTAATTTAATTGATCAAAACAATTCAGGTGTTGATAAAGACGCATTAAGTTTACAATTAGAAGATTCTAAAAATAGTGTTCCATCTGATGAGAATTATACCAGTGCTAGTGGTAAAACATATATACTTAAATTAACAACATTACCTAATGAACAACGTCAATATCAGGCGTTAGATTCATTTAGTAAATTAAAAATAACACAAACCGCACCAAGCCGTTTAAAAACGGATGCTGAATTACTTGAAGAAATTAAATCAATACTTGGATAATAAAATATTTATAGACATGAAAGCTGATACATTTGTAAAATTATTACGCAAGGTTATACGCGAAGAAGTACAAGCTGTTGTAAGGGAAGAGCTTGGAATATTGCTTGAGGCACCGGAACCCAAGCCAGTGGTGGCAGAGGCCAGACAAACCACAGTAAAAAATTCCATGGTTGAATCTATAAAACCTGCCAAACCTACACAGCCTATTAAACCTACCGCGTTTACTAATAATAATATCTTAAATGAGATATTAAATGAAACTAAACATGCTAGTGATTGGCAATCATTAGGCACTATGGATTCATCAATGGCTCAAGGTTTTGGTAGACCAATGATGAATGAAGTACAAGTAGTAAATAGTGTAGACCAAATGCTATCTAGTACTAGACCAGCAGGAGATATAAATGCTGTTAAAATTGATGTAGTACCTGATTTTAGCGCGTTAATGAATAAAATGAAACAAGACGGAAAACTCTAATGGCAATTAGACAAATATATAGACTTAACCCTCAAGACTTTGGACAACCAAAAGGTATTGGTATTAGTGTTTTATACAGTAATAACACTAGTGTTTTTAACTCAACAATAACAACTAAAGATCAAATTAAATCTAATTTGATTAATTATGTTTTAACTAACAAGGGTGAACGTTTATATGACCCTAATTTTGGAGGAGATATTAGACGAGCTATATTTGAGGCTAATGATGATTCAACATTTGATGATATAGCTGCTAGACTAGAGGATGAAATATTAATTTATGTTCCTAATATTATTTTACAGTCTATAATCATTAGAAGAGACCCAAACAATAATTTAGTGAACATAGCTATAAATTATCAACTTAATCAACAAAACCAACAAGTTGTTGTTAATGTTGAAACAAGAGGACTTATTAATTTAATTAGATAAAATGGCAAACCAACCAGATATAAAATATTATAATAAAGATTTCGCTACGTTGCGACAAGATCTTATTAACTACGCTAGAACATATTTCCAAAATACTTATATGGACTTCAGTCCATCATCTCCAGGTAATATGTTTATGGAGATGGCCGCTTATATTGGTGACGTTTTATCATTTTATACTGATACTCAATTACAAGAAACATTATTATTATACGCTCAAGAGAGAAAAAATATAATTGCTTTAGCTTATGCTTTAGGGTATAGACCTAAAATAACAACAGCATCTAGTGTTATATTAGATGTGTATCAACAGGTACCAAGTATTGGCGCTCCAACTTATAGCCCTGACTGGAGATATGCTTTTAAAATAGCTCAAAACTCAACTATACAATCAACATCAAATCCAAGTGTAACTTTTATAACTGAGGATTTAGTTGACTTTGGATTCTCATCTTCATTTGATCCAACAACAATCACTATATATCAATATGATGGAAGTGGTAATCCACAATTTTACTTACTTAAAAAACAAGTAAAAGCATATTCAGGTACTATTAAAACAACAGATTTTACATTTGGTAATCCTCAACAATTTTCAACTGTAACTATATCTGATCCTGATATAATTCAAATATTAAGTGTAACAGATAGTGATAATAATCAGTGGTATGAAGTACCTTATTTAGCTCAAGATACAGTATTTGACGAAACATTGAACATAGCGTCTAATGAGCCTAATTATGCTGATGAAAATGATAATGCTCGTTTTATGTTACGTTTAAAACGAGTACCAAGACGTTTTGTATCTCGTTTTGATGATGATAATAATTTAACTTTAGAATTTGGTAGTGGAGTAACATCAGTACCTGATGAAACTATTATTCCAAATCCAGATAATGTAGGTTTAGGTTTAGTAGATGGAATTAGTAAGCTAAATCAAGCTTATGATCCATCAAATTTCTTATACACAAATGAATATGGTATAGCCCCAGCTAACACAACATTAGCTGTTGAATATGTTACTGGAGGAGGTATAACAGCTAACTTACCATCTGATGATATTAATATAAATTCAATAGTAACTTCATTTATTGACTCTTACAATTTAGATGCTAATTTAATTACTAGTTTAAGAAATTCTATTAGATTTAATAACTCACAACCATCAGCTGGTGGTGGACCTGGTGAATCAACAGAACAGATTCGTTTACAAGCTTTAGCTAACTTCCCTACTCAAAATAGAAATGTTACTAAAGCTGACTATTTAGTTAGAACACTTTCAATGCCTGCTAAATTTGGTTATATAAGTAAAGCTTATGTAACACAAGATTATTTAGTAGCTAATGATACTGATAGACAAAATTTTGTAACTAATAATCCATTAGCTTTATCTATTTATATTTTATCAACTGATTTAGATAATAAAATGACTAGAGCATCTAATGCTATTAAACAAAATTTAAAAACATATTTAGCGTATCATAAAATGGCTAGTGATGCTATTTTAATTAAGGATGCTTATTATGCTAATATAAAAGTATCATTTGATATAACAACATCTCCAGCTTATAACTCTCAAGAAGTATTAACCAGAGCTATAGCTGCTGTTAAAGACTATTTTGATATTTCTAAATGGCAAATCAATCAACCAATTATTTATTCAAACATTTATAATTTAATCGGTGCTGTAATGGGAGTTCAATCAGTTGTTAAAGTAGATGTTGTAAACTTAGCGGGTGGTAACTACTCTTTATACTCATATGATATTAAAGCCGCTACAAAGCAAGGTGTTGTTTATCCATCTCTTGATCCAATGATTTTTGAAGTAAGATTTCCTGACACTGATATTTATGGTAAAGTAGTAACTTACTAAAAATTAAAATATGAACCTAGACAAATTAAAAGGACACATTCCAGACAAAGTAATTAGCCAAATCCCAGGAGTAATGGAAAAATTCCAAATCAATACTCCACTACGTTTAGCTCACTTTTTAGCTCAATGTGGTCATGAATCAGGTGGATTTAGACTAACTAAAGAAAACTTAAACTATAGTGCTAAGGGTTTAACAGGCACTTTCAAAAAATATTTCCCAACTGAAGCATCAGCTGCTGCTTACGCTAGACAACCAGAAAAAATTGCCAATAAAGTATATGGTAATAGAATGGGTAATGGTCCTGAAGCATCAGGTGATGGTGCTAAATTCTGTGGCCGTGGTTATATTCAATTAACAGGTAAAGATAACTACACAGCATTTGGTAAATCAATTAATGAAGATTTAACTAAAGATCCAACATCAGTAGCAGACAAATATGCTTTATTATCAGCTGCTTGGTTCTTTAATAAAAATGGCTTACATAAGATGGCTGATGAAGGCGCTACTGACGCAGTTGTAACTAAAATTACAAAACGTGTTAATGGTGGTACTATTGGTTTAGCTGATCGTATTAAACACTTTAAAGAGTATCATCACTTACTAGCTTAATCTCTGTAATTATCCCATATTTATACTAGAATAATACTAATATAAATGGGTGTTTACAAAATATTTCCTTCACAGGACACAACAATTTATACAGACTATAATACTCTGAATGCAGGGTTAGACGCTGTTTTAGATTTATCTAAAAACGCGCCTAACCTATTTGCATCTTCATCAACAAGTCGTATATTAATTAAATTTGATAATACTGATATAGCTGATGTTATATCTAAATCAGGCGTTAATTACACTGCCTCTTTAAAGTTATATAATGCTCATGTTGATGGAATACCAACCAATTTTAATATTGATATCAATCCAATATACCAAAGTTGGGATATGGGTACAGGACGTTTTAACAACGTTCCTGAGACAGATGATGGATGTAGTTGGCAATATAGAAGCTCAAACCAAACAAATGCTTGGGCTGTAACTAGTTTACCAGCTGGTGTTGAATCATATTATTTCACAGGTAATCAAGGAGGCGCAGCTTGGTACACAGCTTATTCTGCTTCACAAACATTTAATTACTTTTCAACTAAAGATATTAATGTTGATGTGACACCAATAGTAGCCGCTTGGACTGCTAGTGTAATTCCTAACAATGGATTTATTATTCGTAACACAGGTTCAATTGAATTTGATGTTAATTACCAATACACATTCAATTTCTTCTCAAGAGATACTAACACTATTTACCCAC